TAATAGTGTAGGTGTAGATATAAAATATATTGGTTCTGGTTCTGCTGATGAAAATATGTTTGAGATCGCTATGGATGGCGGAGGCTCATTCAAGATCGATCAAAGCGGTAATGTAGGCATTAACACGGCACCAACAGATGGTACAGATTTGACTGTACGTCACTTAAAAGTTGGAAATATAGCAGATGTTGAGACAACAATTGGTGCTAAATGGACGACCGATAGTACTAAGATTAGTAATTGGGATACTGCTCATGGTTGGGGTAATCACGCAAGTGCGGGTTATATTACTGGTTATACTGAAACATCAACATTAGAAAATGTTCGTGCTAGAGATAATGATATAAATGGAGCCATCAATTTTACTCCAGACACTGGTGCTATTTTAACTGTAGATGGACAGACTATTATAAACAGAACTACAGCTAATGGTGGTATCACTATTGGTCATGATGATTCTGTTATTATTGCTGGTGGTGATACAAATGCTACATTGAATAGTAATATTAATAATGCTGCTGAGACAGTTCATATTGGTGCCGAAAATGGATTGAAAGTATATGCTTTCCCAACTAATTTAAGTGGAGGATGGACTGGAAGAAAGGAGTGGAGTTTTGAAGATGATGGATCAACAAAAACACCTTATAGAATTTACCCTTCCGGTCAATCTACAAATTATGTAGATAGTACTAAGATCAGTAATTGGGATACTGCTCATGGTTGGGGTGATCATGCAACTGAAGGTTATCTAAAATCAGATTCTGCTTATATTGTTGGATTGAATACTAATTTAACGGTTGCATCAACCATGGCTACCCAAGCTTATCTTTGGGGGGATCATGCGCTTGCGGGTTATCTAAAAAATGTAACAAATGCGGATCTTCCAACTAATATCACAGTTAATGGCACGATTGAATCAACATCAACTGTTGCAAGACCAATTCAGAATAATGAAGCAGATACAAATAAAGTTAGAGATATAAGATCTTTGACACAAACCGAATATAATAATCTGACGACCAAAGATCCAAATACACTCTATATCATTGTTGGGTAATGATTTTAAAATCTTATAAATAGAATTATGGCTAAACCAAACTCAAGACAGACATTAATTGATTATTGCTTGCGCTCTCTTGGTGCACCCGTTATTGAAATTAATGTCGATGAAGATCAGATCGAAGATCGTATTGACGAAGCAGTTCAATTTTATCAAGAATATCACTCTGATGCAATTATTCGAATGTTTCGTAAACATCAGGTGACATCTGATGATATAACAAACGGATACATTGATCTACCCGACAGTTTTCTTTTCGTAAATCGAATCTTTCCTTTTAATAGTACTTCTAATGGAACTGATATGTTCTCTATCGATTATCAGATTCACTTGAATGATATTTACGATTTAGAACACGCAGAAGGATTAGTTCATTATGAGATGACAAAGCAGTATCTTTCTCTGATCGATCGACAGGTGAATGGTATGCAACAACTTTCAACCTTCTCTAGACATCAGAATAGATTGTATATTGAAGGTAATTGGACTTCAAAGATTTCGGAAGGAGATTATATTATTGTTGAAGGTTATGAAACACTTGACCCCGACACATATACAGATGTATATAACGATAGATTCTTAAAGAAATATGCCACCGCTCTTATCAAACGACAGTGGGGATTAAATCTAATTAAATTTGAAGGGATGCAACTTCCTGGTGGAGTTACATTAAATGGTCGTCAAATCTATGATGATGCAGTTCAAGACATTGAGAAGATCGAAGAAGAAATGCAGCTCACATACGAAATGCCGCCTGATTTCTTCGTTGGATAAATAATGATATGCCAAGGAATCAATATTTCAGTTTAGGCGCGACCTCTGAAAAGAATCTCTATGAAGATATAGTCATAGAAGGTCTTCGCATATATGGACACGACGTATACTATCTTCCTCGAAAGATTATCAATGAAGATGCTGTCTTTAACGAAGCGCTATTAAGTCAATTTGGTGAAGCATTTCAAATTGAAATGTATGTCGAAAACATTGATGGATTTGAAGGTGAAGGTGATCTACTCTCTAAGTTTGGCTTAGAAATGAGAGATCAAATGAATCTTGTTGTTTCTAATCGTAGATGGGAACAACTTGTTGGAAGATTTCAACCTAATGCAGAGGTAAGACCTCAAGAAGGGGATCTTATCTATTTCCCACTTGTAAATGGATTGTTTGAGATTCACTATGTTGAAGAAGAAACACCATTCTATCAGTTACAGAATATTCCAACATTCAAACTCACTTGTGAGTTATTTGAATATTCGAATGAAGAACTTGATACAGGTGTTGGTGCTATCGATAATTTCGAAACCGAACTTGCTAGTAGGACTACATTAACACTTGGAACTGGAACAGGAACATTCACAGTTGGAGAAGATGTGACTCAGGTAGTTGATTCTCTTACTATTAATGGGGAAGTTGCAGAAATCAGAACTGGAGAAATCGATCTTGTTGGAATTACATCCAGTGATGGTGCCAATACATCTTTCAAACCCACGGGTGGTTCTAATGGGAATCTTATTGGTTCAACATCAGGTGCATCTTATGAGATATTATCACGAGATTCTGACTTTAAGAATATTGATGATATTGATCCATTCGCAGATAATGAAGAACTTGAAACGTTTGTTAGTGAAGGTAATTTCATTGACTTTAGTGAACAAAATCCATTTGGAATACCAGATATAACATAATGCTCACAGGACAACATTTCTATAATCAAACACTCAAGAAATCTGTTTCAGTTTTTGGAACGATCTTCAATAATATTCGTGTCGTCAAACACGGAGGAGTTGAGGAAAGGGTGCCCATTGCTTATGGCCCTCGCCAAAAATTCTTGGCTAGAATTGAACAATCTTCTAAACAAGATGAGACTGTTGCGATTAAAGTACCGAGAATGAGTTTTGAGATCACTGATCTGGCTTATGATACTACGACAAGTCTGAATAAGATGAATAAATTGTCTTTTCCGACTGAAGGTACTACACTATCGAGAGATATAATGAATCAAAGTGTGCCGTATACTCTTTCTATTGATTTAAGTATTTTATCAAAGACACAAGATGAGGCGCTTCAAATTCTTGAGCAGATTCTTCCAACCTTTACGCCTGAGTATACTGTAGCTATTAATGATATGAATGGGCCAGGCTGTTCCGCCGATGTTCCTATCATATTGAACTCGATAAGTCTTCAAGATGATTATGAAGGAGACTTTGAAACAAGAAGAACTATAATCTATACTCTTTCATTCACAATGAAGGTTAGATTTACTGGAATGGTTCTACCTAAGGCAATTATTAGAAGTGCAACAGTCGACCTTTATGATTCTGAGACTGTCGATCCATCACTTGATCCTATTGAAAGAATAGATGTGAGTGTTGGAGAGAATGATACTCCAGACAGTTTTACAGTGACAACCACATTTGGATTTGATGATTCTCCGTAATGAAAACAAAAGATGATATTTTAACAGCGCTTGAAACAAATCTTCCCCAACAATTAAAACAAATAAAAACTGAGGTAGCTCAGACAGAGATTGTTGCTGATACAGAGGAAGATTATGCTTATTCAAGAGATAAGATTAAAGAGCTAATAACAAAAGCAGAAGAAGCTATTGATAATATGATGGCTCTTGCAAGTGAGACAGAACATCCTCGTGCATTTGAAGTTCTTGCAGGTATGTTTAAGACTACTACTGATATGATGGATCAATTAATTACTCTTCAAAAGAAGAGAAAAGAACTCACACAAGTTGAAGAGCAGAGAGCTACGTCTGGTGGCAATACTACAAATAATGCGATCTTTGTTGGTTCGACTACAGAACTACAAAAGTTTTTGAAGAATAATAATGACATTAATTAATGGAGATAAAGGATACCTTGGTAATAATTTAGTTAAGAGAGATGGTGTCCAAGATGAATTTACACAAGAACAGGTTTCTGAATACCTGAAGTGTATGAAAGATCCGATATACTTTGCGGAAAAGTATATTAAAGTAATCTCGCTTGATAAAGGTCTTGTTCCATTCAAGCCCTATGAATATCAAGAAAGGATGTTCGAACACTTTAATAAGAATCGATTCTCTATCGTTCTCGCCTGTCGACAATCTGGTAAATCAA